ATACCTGTAGTTACAGGTGCAGAAAGGCTGTCAACAGTCCACTCAACATTAGTTGCGGAGGCGCGTTCTTTATTAGCAGACGAAAGGATTGGAGTTTCTTCTGGCGCAAGAATGGTCAAGACGTCAGTCAAGTCCTCACGATTAGAAACGCCCGATCCTGTATTTGTAGTATCGAATGTATTTGAGAATGCCATTTTATTTAATTGTTAATGAGTTATCGGCGAGATGCCATTTGTAGTTTTCTAAGTGCGGCAAAATCACGAGCGTTACCCGATTCTTTAAAACGATTTTGCATTTCCTTGAGGCTCTTTGCAGTTCTTGATTGGGACTTGTCAGCGTTTGCACTACTTGTTGTTGCACCCTTGGGTGGTGTAAGTTTCATGCTTGGCTTACCTTCAGCTATTGGTTTACGACCATAGATACTATTGGCTGCGTGAGCGAACCAGTAGTCCAGTTGACCAGCTACATCCGGAGCTTCTTTTGATACGATCTCTTTCATTTTTTGAAAACGAGCATCGTTCACTGTAGCTTCGTATTGTTTGCGTACGTCATTGTCTTCTCCTTCTAGCCAGGATAGCTCTTCTTTAGCTCTCTCCTTGAAAACAACTTCCATGTTTTGAGCCGATTCTTTGGCTTGTATCCTAGAAAGTTGATCAGGAAGAAAGGTCTTCTTAGCCTTACGCGCCTGTAAGAGGGACTTGCGAACCTGTGCTTTCGTCATTTCTTTGCCTTCGATTTCAGTAATAACATCATCGGCTGCATAATCAGCACTTTCAAAAAGGAGATCCTCAGCCCAGTCAACTATCTGATCTATCTCTTGGGACTTACTTTGTAGTTCCTCGATGGTTTCAAGTTTATTGAATGGATTGTTTTCTACCTTCTTGGTTGATTCAAGGGGACTCTGCTGTTGCATTTGTGCTTCTAACCTAGCCAGTTTTTCTTCTGCTGATTTACGTCTTGCGGTAAGTTCCCCAAAACGTGCAACAGCTTTACTGCCTAGCTTGTCAGCTAGTTCCCTTAGTTCCTCTTCGGACGCATTGTCCAAATCAATCTGTGAAAGAACATCCTCGGATGTTGATTCAACTTCAGTCTCCTCCTCAGAAACTTCTTCATCAGTCTCAGTACTTTCTGAAACCTCTTCGGTTGCTTCTTCGGTTATTTCCTCAGTTGGCTCTTCGGCAACTGGCTCTGATTCTTCCTCAGCAGTTTGCTGAGATTTCATCTCGCCCAATCGGCGATTTGCAAAATCCGTTACGGATATATTAGTATTGTCCACTGGTATTGTTTCTGCCCCAGAGTCAGCAGTCGTGATTTCATCTGTCATAATTTCCACTCATTTACGCCGAGAGATTGCGATATGTTACTGTAACACAGGTGAACAGTCTTGTTCCCCTAAGAATTTTCACGGTGACGAATACGCAACTCTTCCCAGTTAACTAACTGAAGTAGTTGATCATATGTGATTATTCGTCCTGAGATTTGTTGTATGTTGTTGCTAGTTGCTTCGTGGAGTTCCTCGATGGATTCTTCCCTTAGTTGATGAACCATTTTCATAAACCTAGCAAAAGCCTCGTAGTTATAAAGTGTCTTTATATCGTCTTGGATATTCATTATTTAGCTGGAGTTATTGCTGAGGAGTACATTCTTGTGGATTCTCTACGCCTATCAGCGTGAGGTTTGCCTGGTCTAAGAAATATATTCATAATATCATCAGAGAGTTCAATAGGATTACTTTTTGTTTTGAATGAGTTCCTAAGTTTTTCTGCATTCCCTTCTCCTAGAACCTCTTGCTGATTCCCATAAATATTTTCAAATGTGTATCTTACCTGTGAATCAACACTATCTTCCAACTCATTGTCCTTGAGAAACTTTTTATAATAAGGTTTATGAAAGTCGAACTGAAATAAACCGTATCCATTACCTCCTTTTTGTTTTTGTTTGAAGTCAAATGTACCACCAGTTTCTACATCTATGTTACCTAGCATAGCTGATATCAACGCAGGGTTTGATCCGAAGTATTGCTCTAGAGTATCTCCTACTTGCCTCATACGGAAGTCTTTGAGTTCTCGATCCTCAATCTCTTGAGTACGAACGCTAATAAAATCTTTGGGTGTTTTATTATCTGCCATTGTGTAAGGTATTAAATAAGAAATACTTAGAAATACAATGCTACATATTTTGAGTATTGACTTCGCCCATTTGGGCTGGTGCTGTACCAACTCTACCAATCTGGGCGTTCTGCGCTTGCTGCATCTGGAAGGTGTACTGACCTTGGTACTTCTCCATACGGCCACGGAATGCTTCATCTTGCTCAAGGCGTTGCTGGATGTCAGGTTGTTGAGCGTACTGCTGTATAACTTGCATAGCAATCTGCGCGCCTGTAGGACGGGCTGGCATTTCAATACCTGCAAATATCTTTGTGAGATCATCAGTAACATTCTTAACCATTTCTTGTTGGGCAGTCTCGGCTGGTTGCAACACAGCATCAGCCATAACTGGATCAATACTAGCAGCTGCAATATCAAGAAGTCCATCTATGTTCATTCGGTTATTAACATTGAGTTGTTGCAATGAAACAAACCCTTGTAACTTCTTTTCTACTGTTTCTGGGTCAGTGTCAAGCACATCAAAGTTTATCATAATGTCAAAGTTTTCATTAGGATCACCCTTGTTCATCATCTGAGGATCCGGGATTCCAGTAACTTGGAAGAATACTTGATCCGGTCCAAAGCGTTGGAAGCACTTATACGCCATACGAATAACCTCAGCTACATGGTTCAAGAACTTATCAACCATAAATTGTTGCCTTGATTGGGACATTGGATCACCAGCATCTAATCCAACCATTCTGTCGGCTTGATTAAGCAATGTTTGTTCCATCTCAAGCGAACCTTGATTGTACGCAGGGGTAGGAGCGAAGTCCAGATCACCTTTACGACGATATGGAATCATCCTACCTGGTCCCCAGTCATTAGGCGCTTGACCTACTGGGTGTAAAATCGGAGGTAGTGTTGCTAGACTGTTGCGGTCAATGCGTGAGTCACGCTCCACCTTTACTTGATTCTGTATGCCACGAAGAATACTAGGAACTGTGGATACATCATAGAGACGCTTTGTGTCCTCGGACAAGCGTGTCACTACTACTGGATAGTCCTCGTACCCATTAAGTAGTTCGAACTTTGCGTATCCCGGAGTCCCAGTACCTTCGTCCCCATCAAAGTTCTTATGAAATACTGTACAATAAATTCCTTCGGATCCGTCCTCTTCGTTAATAAGTCTCTGGTATCCGTATACAATTTCGATAAGTTCGTCCGCTTCGTAAGCAGTGTCAGTAAGGCTCATGCTACGACGGCCCTCCTCATAACGTTCAAGGCTATCAATGTTTACGCCTCGGTATCTTTCAATCATTATGTCAACGAAGTCCTGATCCCATCCGTCGGTAGTTACCTTTAGCTCTAGCTCCTGTGGAGTGTAATACGTTTTCCAGAAACAGTAAGGCGCGCGTTGTGGGTCAGTAACATATGGAGGAAACAAGAAGTCACCATCAGGTGCTAGGGTCTTTACCTCCGGGCAATTAATTTGACGACGCACCACGGGCAGTTTAGCCATTCCTTTTTTTCTTAGATCTTTGAGTGCTTTCTTTGCGCGTTTTTCCGTAACGCCGTCAAAAGTTTGTTGAAGCAACAGGATCAATTCTTCGTCATTCTCTCCACCCTGAAGAGCTTGAAATATTTCTGGGGACATTTCTGCAATTTGTTGAAGCTCTATCTCTTGCTCAAAGGAGCGATCCTCCATGTGCCAACCTACATAAGTAACTAGCAGTCCACGTTCGAGTAAATAGTTAGCACCTAGCTCCATCTCACGATAGAAGCGAGGAATGTATCCGGAACGGATCATCCATTTTAGAAAACCAGAAACTACTTTACTTCTGGCTATGTCTCCGCTTTCTACAGGAAATGCCCTAACATTAGCTCTCTTTAGTGCTGATATAAATAGGGAGGTAAGTTTTGTAATCCTCTCGTCAATGAGGTGGCACTCACTGTCGCTTGCACCTTCCCAAGGAAATGCATCGGATCCGTGTTTTCGGTGATCTCTGCTTTTACCTGGCCACCAGTTTCGACGGTCATCGTAGCTAGTACGGCATAGATCAAAATATGATTCCAGCTCAGTAATGGTTTGCTCGTAGGCGTACCTAAGTGTCTTAATGTCCGGCTCGTCAGTTACATAAGTAAGAGCCTCTGAAATATTTTTATTCTCCATGGAGTCTATTTTTAATTATTTGAATCATATTTGTTAGATGAGTTCGAGAGCTTCCTATCTTATCACATAACTCCATATTAGTCATTGGCAACTTGGACTCATGCTTTACGTATCTTTTAAAAGTTTCCCAAACTATTAACCTATCCTTGTTTTGTTGATTCCATTTGTAGTCAACAGTAATGCTTTCATCCTCGAGTTGTCCTGTCTCGCGGTTCTTGTCATAAAAAAGTTTTGTTTTTTTAGCTTTTGACATAACGGTAGCTGACCCCTGTCTCTGATTCAATGACCTCAAAGCAGATTACCTTACCGAGGAACTTTCCTTTCAGGCGGTTAGGTATAAGCACCGGAACTTTTTTTCCAATCTCTACGAAGTGAACCATATTAAATCTTGGGTTCGGACATATAGAAAGCACCTTACCTCTGTAGTGCTTAGGTATTATCTCGTTAATTAACATACCATCCGCTAGTATGTCCTGGGCTTCTACGCTTAACCAAGTATTCTTTCCCTTTCCTGTAATGTACTCCTCTGGTATTTTTTCTTTTACAATATCTAGGGCTTCATCAAAATCCGTTTCGTGGTACTGAGCGAACTCCGTTAGTTTTATTTTCATTAGTATCCTCCTTGTTTTCTTCTAGTTATCCCCATATCAGAGGATGCAAAGTAATCAGGACCCATTCCACCATTGGACATACGTAGATAACGTATGAGGTCAAAGAAGTCCTTTAGTGCTTCGTCCGCTTTACCGGATGCATTGTAGTTAATCATACTCTCGATAAGGTTGCCGCAGTCCTCGTGGACATAGCATCGTGGTCGATTAGCAGGGTCAAGCTCATAGTTAGGATTATAAAAGAACCAATCGTCCAGGCTAGTGTTACCTATACCTTCTTGCTGTCCATCCGATGGGGTAAAGTTCATACCGTAGTCATAGAAAGCCGTGAATAGATCCACATTGTTTTCGTTCTCCTTAGCAAAGAACCTGGAGTCACCTATACGTTCCGTGACCTCTATACCTAACTCGTCCTCGATCTCCTCAAATAGTTCGCAGTACTTCTGTACATCGTAGCCTAACTTCTCCGAGGCTGGCCCCTTTCTCCATTTGGGATCCCCGAACAATGCCCACTCACCGTAGGTGTCCCTATCTGGCCACTCCCTTCGTATAAATATCTCTTCGTCCTCAGAGACTCCAGCCCATATGGCTACATAGTTCCTAGCAAATGCGGGGTCAACTACCTGATACCAAGTAAGTAAGTCCTTGTCAGGAAATGATATACCGTGTTTGTTTGGAGTATCGTTAAGTACATTTACCTCAGGGCTGAAGTTTGGAAGCAGTGAAGTCATTGACTTCGTGGGTAATCCATAGGCACGGACCATGATCGTGTCACGATTCGCGTTCTTTAGATCCTTTGCTATACGGTCATAGCCACCGAATGGGTTCTCGTCCGAGTGCAGGTACACTACACCAGCGTCACGCTCCGGGCTGTACTGCTTTACTGGTACTTCTTCTCCGTCCAGTAGGGCTGCGGATTTAGTCTCGAGTGTCTCAGAACCCTTTAGGTACTCAGAAACAAAGGGTGTGTACCCATCAATAGGGGTGAACCCAAGTAGCATCTTACTGTCCCTGGTAGCTAGACGGAATCGCAGGGTGTTTACTAGCGCAGCATCCCCTAGGTATTCATCCAGCCATGCTCCTATATTTGTTCCTGTAGGGTTACGGAAACCGAACTCAAAGCCCTCTAGGATCGTTTGGTTATTACTGAACTGCGTGTAGGTCTTGAAGTCCACACGAGTTCTGGTATCCGGAAATATAAATGAACTACCTGTGAATCCATTCTGCATACTAAAGTTAATGTACCCATCAATGCTTTTGGTCTTCCTACGGAACTCCCTGGGCATCATCTCCCATACGGCAGCTTGTTGTACCTTAATGGATGTGTCCGCATTCTGACTGAAGCAGACTACGTGTCCGTCCATATTCTCGGTCACGGCCTCCATAACCATCTTGGCGCAGCCAGTTGTCTTGCCACTTCTGTTGCCGCCGAAGGTAATTACTTCATCGTAGTCCTGTAGGGCATCTCGCATTCTGCTCCATCCCGGTAACTCGAATCCGTGACGAAGTGGATCCTCCTCAGCTGACTGTATCCTACCCTCGTGGGCCTCGTGTAGGGTAACCAATAACTGGGGGTCCATCTCGCCAAGGGCTACGATGTCCTCGTCCGATGGGGCTTCCAGTATAGGGTGTTTTGTAAATGAAAGTTCCATGTAGAACAATTACTCCTCAAGTAGTTCAGCATCAACGCTTTGCTCTTTTATCTTCTTTATTCTGTCACGGGCGGCTTGGATGGTAGCCTCGTAGTCCTCCTGGCTGTACACTTTCCTATCTTCCGTGATCTGTGTAGCCTCACCTCTAGCCGTCAAGGCTTCCCTACCTGCGTTAGCCTTAGCTATGGATAGCTCCTTTAGGTCACGGAAAGTAACTTCGAACTCCGGATCCTCCTCAAGCCTACCCCTTACCTTATCTATGAGGTCCTCTTCCAATGAGGTTAGGTTCAGGTAGTTCCTGGCAGCTAGTCTGCCAGTTACCTCTCGGAACTTCCCTAGGTGGTCCGCATAATCCGTTAGGACTGAGATAACTGTGTCCCTGTTGAACTTGTACTTCTTTACCATCTTAGTCTGGGTTTCACCCATAGCGTAGTGATAAAGTATCTCGGCCACCTTTCCTGGGTTACCTCTACTTAGACTATTTACCTTCAGGGCCTCCTTCTCCTGCCCAACAGCCTGGATGCTTTCCGAAATACTGTTCATAAGGTCCAGTTTCATCTCCTCTGGGGTAGAATTATTTGCACTCATTATCCCTTTGATAGGAAGTACTTAGGTAAATGTCAATAAAAATAACTGACTTTTTGCTTGACATGAGATTTCGTGGAACATAGAATCCGGAATCTCCACTGGAAGAAGGGAACCCCATCAGAGAAGTAACCATACTAAGTAGTACGGGGAGTCCAAGGACTAAGGTCTATGAGCTAGTTATTTTTTAAAGGGGTGTCTGATGATACACTAAACTAGCGGCGCACGCGTCGGCTGACCCCCTCCTCCCCCTAGCATGCGTAGTGCTATTCGTGAATTACACTTCGTATATCCTGAATCATACGAACTATTCTTCGTGAATTGATTATCTGGAATCGATCTTACTATGAAGGGATTATTTCTTCTACTTAGACGAGATGTATCC